GAGCAATTCAATGTTGCTACTTTCAACGACGTTATGGTACGTTGTAATTTTTCATATGACAGCATTTCTTTTGCTAGCCTTCTTCTCGACGCCAAGACGGATCATGAGAACGCTCGGCTGCTTGCAGCTAGAGATCGCAATCGTCAGACATGGTTTTCGAGACTCGAGGCGGGCATTTTTCAGAAGCCCTACCCTATGGCTCCTGGCCGGAATGGCGATGTTCGGGTGGATTGTGCTCAGCTTGGTACAGCTTTGTCTATTCAAGCTTCTTCTTTGGTGCGATGCCCACCTGTGGTTCCAGATAGTAGTTTTACTGTCTTTGGTTGTGACTCGTGTGGTAATACTTGTCATAGCATTGTCAACGTTGGCACTAGTTTGGCTCGCTTGTGTAACGAATGTCGAAGTGAGCGCCGTATCAATGTTGATCGCGTTCTTGATCGCGGGCGCTTACGGTACGCAGCTCAATGGACTCGTCTTTTGATGTTCTTTATGATGCTGTGTAATGTTATGGCGCAGGATCCTATTAGTTTGAACACAATTGGTTTGGTTTGGACATTGGGAGTTTTGGGGTTGGGTTTCTGTGCAATGATGTGCATTCTTTGGTTCATGGTTACAACGCGTAATATGGTTTTTACGGCCTTTGTTGCGGAGTATGCATCATTAAAGATTTTCTTTAATGTTGAGTATATGCGACTGAAGTTGTTTTCCTATGCTCAATATAGCGTTTGGACCAATTTGGGTGTTGAAACAGTAAATGCCTTTAACCGGCGTGCTGACGAGATGGCAACGTGGACAAAGGTTAGTGTTGTTCTTAGCGGCCTTTCATCGTTTTGTACCGTTGGTCAATGTGTTGCTACAGTTGTGGGTTGTTTTACGACTCCTGCTCCGTATGTTAAGGTTCCGTTCGCCCATGAAGTGCGCACTCATCCTCGCATGAGCGAGTTTCGTTCGACGTCTAATCGTCTCATGCATCTTATCACTTCATCTCTTTCTGTTTTGGTTATAGGTGCTGCGGTTTTCCTTGGATTGAAAGATTCAGAGACGATCATACGGTGGAAACGTGTGCTGATGGAGTCCGAGCATGCAATTTATTTCATTGATTTGCTGAAAAGGTATTTTTGGGATAAAGAGGATGTGTTTGTTCCTGATAATTTTGATCTGTATCCTGATCAAATGACAGTTAATCAGTACGTCTACAGTTTAGGTCTTCCGAAAACTGGTTTTGATGGAACAAATGCCCAATGGCTTGCTAACTCAGGGTGTAAAGAATGTGCGGAGTGTGAGCTTGTAGGTCATGAGGCAAGCTTGCGTTGTAACGAAGCTGGTGAGTCACGCATTTATGTCTTTGATCAGAAGGCAAAACGATGGATGGAAACTCAAATGGCATGTATTAAGTATCCAGGTCGTGATGGTTTTTGTAAGTGTCATCGTTCTGATGCAGCACTTATTTTGTTGGGTAAATCGATTCCTGCGGAAGAATCTCCGCATGATATTGGTGAACCACCAAAAGGGGCTGTGTCACATGATAATCGTGCTGGTTTTGAAGCCGTGCGGGAATCTGTTCAACATGATTTTTCCTGTCATTTACCAAGTCAGGGAGGGCCATGCAGTATGGCAGCAATAATTGCCGAAGCTGCGCTCAATAATGAGCGCGCTAATGCGCCATCCGTTCCGTCACCAGGTGCGTGTGTTCCTCCTCCAGTTGATTATAGTATCAAAACTGATAAAAATGGAAAACTGCTGAAGAAAAAGAAGAAATCAGTACCTGTTGCTTCGAGTGCATATCCTCCCGTAACTTTTGTGGCGGGGGAAGTTCTTGGCAAGAAACCAGATATAGCTCCAGCTCTTGAGAAGATTTTGGATAATTGTCTAGCGGAGCCTCCGAAAATTGAAGGATCAGCTGTTTCCATTGATAACGTTGATTTGTCTGCTGTTGACTTTAATCCTGAGGCACGACGGGTTTGGTTTTATTGTAGTCGATGTGATGCGTGTGATGGGGTTGAATCAGTTAGTCGCTCTTCCGACGCTTATAAGATGTCCGAGGGGGCATCTGGTGATGAAGTACCGTCAATTCAAGATATTTTATGTCGTGCCCATGTGGAAAATCCAGTGCGAGCGTCGGGTGGCTTTGTTGCTCTTGTTTGGAATAACATCGTGCGCCTTGGTACGCGCATTGTTGATTATATGGAACCTTCTTGTGATTGTTTAAGTAATGGTTTTCTTCAAACTTTTGTGTGCCGTCGTCCCTCTTGTGCGTGCATCACCAGGCGTCAGATATACATTGAACAAATGAAAAAGGCAGCAATTGCGTTTTTCTTTATTTTCGTTACGTTAGCAGGGTCAGTAGCGGCTGTTAAGTGTATACGCGGATCGCCGACTTTTGAACCAGAAGTCAAGGGTAAGAATAAGCATGGTGGTCGTGGGCATGTTAAAGTGTCAACTCAAAGACAAATTCGCCCAAGTGTTAAACGTCAGAGCAAGAAGTTTTATTTGAATTCTAATGACGTTGCCTATATTGAGGAACTTGAAAGGCAGACGACTGATTATGACGTGTTCATTCCGAGTCTTGATCATCCTGGCAGGGGAGATCGTGTTCCACTCAGGCAGTTCTTTCAGGAATGGGACGATACTATCATTGAGCGTACATTTGATCTTGTCGTTGATATTCGTACTCCAGTTGATCAGGGTGATCGTCAGGTGTCACGTGTCGTTTTCTGGAGGCGCGAGGCCGCCAATATCCCATTGTGTATTCGTTGCGGACATCCTAAGGAGAGCGGCAAACATCTCTGTATGATTCCTACGGGCGACATCGCATGGGTGAAGAAGCGTCATGCGACCACTCAACATCAGCTAGATACCTTTATGAAGGAAGCACGAACTGGTGGCGGAATGGTTCCTATCGATAAATACGCTCAACGTGCTTGTGTTGTTACCGTTGGTGATGACGCTGGACAATTGTTCGAATGGCGTGTTAATGGATGGATCCTGGGGCAGCGTTTGTTTGTTGAACAGCATGGAATTCACGATTTAAAGAATACTGATCGTATCATCCGTATTTATAATCGTGATATGGCTTTTCGTGATATGAAGTATGCTGACTTCATTCCTGTTTATGATGATTTGGGTTATTTTGTCATTAACACCGTAGCGAACTGTGGTACTCGCGGCGTTGCTTTTCGCAAACCAATTATCGGCGAGAAGATTTTGATCATTGCTGCAGTTGTTGAAAATGATAATGTCAAGGTTATGGGTTCCGCTGGAATTATTGGTGACAATGCTATCCATACCGCAGATACTGAGGGAGGGTGGTGCACGGCGCCCTTGATAGCGGCGAAGGACGGCGCGATTGTTGGTTTTCATGACGCCGGGTCAGTTGAATTTGCTATCAATCGGTGTATCCCTATGACAACTGAATTGTTGAAGATTTTTCAAGTTGAGGCGGTCCCTTTTGCTTTGCAATCACGCTATTCAAAATATGCGAATGTTTTGTTGCCTGCAAAACCATTTAGTGGTTTAGCCGCTCAATGGTTGAAACCAGCTTATTTTGAGAATGTTGGTGTGGTTGAGAAGAAGGTTTTCATGACCAATCAACGGCGCTTATGCCCCGATTTTGTGGAATTTCAGGCTGTTCATTCTGTTTCAGTTGTTACTGATGAGGTATGGATGATGCCTACTCCAAATCGTGCTGCCGCTTACAAATCATTGGCTAAATATGGGAGGCCACAACCGTTGATTGATGAGGAGAGGATGGTGCGAGCATGTACTTTTATGTTCGCAGAGTTCCACCCTTTTATGAAGGATGCTTCTATTCTTTCGTACGATGAAGTTGTATCGCGTCTTGATCATACAACGTCGCCGGGTTTTCCATGGAATTTGGACTACGCTACTAAGCGTGATTTGTTTGATGCGGTTACTGACTTTGAAGATTATTGTAACACATGTTGGAAGTGGTTGGCTGATGATCCATCTTATTTTTGGTTTTGGGTTTCATCCCTCAAAGAAGAAGCTCGTGTAGCCGAGAAGGTCCAGCAGAACTCAATTCGGACCTTTACGGCTAGTGCATGTGAGGCCACGGTTAATGGGAATCGCTTGTTTCAAGACCAGAATGATCGTTTTTACGATTCCCATATAAAAACAGCATCTACTGTTGGTCTCAATCCGTTTGGGGGTGGTTGGAACACTTTGTATTTGAAGTTGTGTCGTTACCCCCATGGTTTTGAGTTGGATGAGAGTTCGTATGACGCGTCGCTTTTTCGGTTTATGTTTGAGCGTATTTGCGATTTTCGTTATCAATGTTTGCGAAATGATTTGCGTACACCGGAAAATTTGCGACGAGTTCGTTCATATTACCGCGAGGTTATGAATTCTACGATCGTCACGTGTGATGGTGTTGTGGTGCGAAAGAAAACTGGGAATCCCTCTGGATCAATTAATACGATTGTTGACAACACATTGATTTTGTATACGTTGTTGGCTTATGCGTGGTTGGCTCTTGTTCCCTCAGAATTTCATTCACATATGTGTTTTTCAGAATACGTGGTTCTGGCACTTACCGGGGATGATAATACATGGAGTGTTCATCCTGATTTGATTGGGATTTTTAACGCCACCTCTGTTTCGAAAATCTTTTCTTCAGTTGGTGTTGTCACCACGTCTCCAAACTATGCTCCGCGTCTGATAAAGGATCTTTCTTTTTTGTCCTCAGATTTCTCCACTTTTCTTTGTGGTAAATGTATTTATCACTTAGATCCTGGAAAAAGTCTTAAGCAGATGGAGTATACGATGATTACGCGAGATCCCATTTATACGTATGAACGCGTCTTGGCGTATTACAGGATGTTGTGGTCGGATCGGGCAGCGAAGGTGTATGTTTCTCTCTTTCTCGATTTCTTGGAAAAGAAGTACGATTCCGTCTTGCGCGAAAATCCATCTTGGCGATGTGTTCGAAAAGGGCGACTTACCGATTTCGAATATGGGTCCTTTTATCGGGATTCCGATTTATCGGGAAATATTGTAAAGTTAAGGAAGCCCGATAAAATATTACCAAGTGTGTTGATTGATTTTGTTATGCAAGCACGTGAGAAAATGGTTGAGAAAGATACTAAGGAGAAGGAAAGAGATGTTGGAGTGACGCACATTCGTGTAGTACCTCGAGGTCAGAACCTGGAAATTCACACCCACAATAAAGAAAACTGCGGTGCGATTTTCTCAGTTCCACGATCTTTAATGGTGGCACATGAGTTTCAGACTAAAGTTTGTGTGCGTAAAGATGATTTGGTGGCGGTTGATTGGGTGTTGCAGCGACGTGGTAAACCAAAAACTGTTGTCAAGGAGATTGTGATCCAACAACCCGCGCCGGGGCAGGGCAAGAGTCGAAAAGCCAAGAAACGTCGGCAACAGAAGCAAGTACAGCAAGCTCCTGCGCGAGTCAATATGCGCTCGAACGTGCAGTCAATGAAGGCATCGTATGGTCAGGAGCTTGCAGTTCCGCGCAATGATATGGATCGATTAACAACGCTTGTTAACGCTGGCGGGAATGATAAGATCCGTGGTTATGTGGCGGCCATTGTTAATCCGGCCAATGCCTTTGATGCGCGTGTGATCGATTCATTTAACACTCCAACTGCGACTTTTCATTCACGTCGTACGGTTAATGTGAGTGTTCGGCTTGATTCTGGTAGTGACTCTGGACGCTTCTGTATGTTATTCCAACCTTTTCTTGGAGCTAATGATACGCCTGAGCATTATCAATTGGCATTGTCCAATCCTTCTATTCCTTGGCCCTCCGATTGGACGAAAGCTAACTCTTATTTGGGCGTTGTTCAAGGATCCGACGTTCGACTGGACATTAATTATGCTCAACTTACGGCTCAGAGTCCTGGTTTGACAGGTTTGTATCCGCAGTTGGTGTCCATCGATACAGCGTTTCCTTTTGATGATAATCAAATAGAAGGTACGTCTTATAATTTGGTTATCAACATTGATACAACGACTCATCGTATGTATCCTCCAGTCGGTCAGTTTATGTTGTCTTTTATGGCGAGTACGCCACTTAATACTGGCACGGCTGAATTCACGTGGACGGCCGCAGATGGTTGTTCTTTATTGTGGTATGATAACGGGGGTCCAACCACTGGTGCTGAGATTGGAATGTATGCTTCGGTTGTTTTGACCAACAGTGTTACTGGTGGATGGTTTTCTATCGAGAACACGTCAACGGTTTTGCAGACATGGGCTGATATGGCTTTGTTTGTGACGACGGTTCAAATAAATGAGGCTTTTGGAGCTTTTGCGGATCCGCAACCTGGTTTGGTGCTTGTTTCACCTGCTTATCAAGGTTTTGCAGGTGGCGGCGGGTTGATTAGTTCTTATCGGCCCGTAGCTGCTTCTTTGTTAGCGTCATATGTTGGTCCAATGCTAACAAATGGTGGTAACATCGCTGCTGCGTGGTTGCCTAGCAACTCAACCACACAAAACTTTTTCACGCGTACTCCCGGACAATACGGGAATTTTCAGAATTGGGAAAAGTTGGCTGATGTTCCTACGGCGTACAATGGTCCCATTAATACGGGAGCCTATTGCTATTGGACTCCGGAAGACATGACGGATGTTGAGATGGCAAGTTTGCCAGAGGCGTTGGCTAAGGATTATCCAACGTTGTGTGTATCTGGTCAGTTTAATCCAGGAAATCCATCTCCTGATCCAACTCAGGAGTTGGTCATACGTCTCCAACTTGATTATTGTGGAGAGTATGTGACCACATCAACACTTGTTCCTTCCCGAGCATGTGTTGGATCCCAGCAAATTTGGGATCAGGCCAACATGGTATTGGCCAATCAGCCCCATGCTATGCCCAATGGGAAGCATCTTGATTTTATCAAGCGCATCGGTGCAAAGATAGGTGCGGCGGCAAAGTGGGCGTGGAATCATCGTGGCACGTTGATGGCCGGTGCTGAGGGGTTAGCAGCAATTCTTTAAGAATTGCTGCGGGGTAGCGTTTTGTGAGAGTCCTAACTTAGGTTGGGGGCCGACTCTCCCCGCGCGAGGTGTTTTGAGATCAACTTATAGATCATTCGGTTTATCATTACTTTAAATGATAGGGTAGCGTTTTGTGAAAGTCCTGCATTGCAGGGTCCGTCTTTCCCCACGTTAGGCGTTTTGAAACAGACGTATTGTTATTCGGGTTGGTTCCCTTTGAACTATTTTTGACGATTTTGTTATTAAAATCTATCGTTATGTTTTGGTTTTTGCTCTTACATATAAAAGAAAGAGCCCATTGCTCTAAGTAAGTAAATTTATGCCAGGGTCCTTTTGGATTTGTTCCTGAACGGCCCTTATCGGTGTTTAATCACCCTTATCGGTCCTCAACGGACAGTACTTTCTTTACAGCTCTGGGGAAGAAATTTTG